TTGGCAAGGCTGTCCGCTGTGATGGGTGCATCCGCTTCCGCTGTGGGCTTAGCCGCTTGCTTGCCTTTGCTTGTGTTACCTGCAGTCTGCGCTTTTTTGACCCGCTTACGGACCGCTGATGCACCAAGGGAATTGAGTTCACCTTTTTTGTTTAGCTTCGCTACTTTGTCCCAGTTTTCAGCGACGAACATTGCATCGTTGCGGTCCTGTGCTGAGCGCTTGCTTAGGGGTGTGGCGGCGATAGCGGCACCAAATTGCTTGTTGCTCTTGTACACTGAGCGGAGCTGCAGCAACCATAGGCCAATATCACGGGTCTGAAATAGCACCAATTCTGCGGTATCGTCACGCTGATCAAATAGGTGTGAAACGTGATCACAAGCTTCGCTGAATGTGTATGATGTGCCTTTGTATGTTACTGTTGCGTCGATGTGTGTTTTTGCTACTGCGTTTGTCATATCGAATTTTCCTTTTTTGCTGTGGCGGTTGTCGCCGTTTCGATGCATTTAAATTGGCAGGTGATTCGTTTTTTGTCAAACACTTTTTTTACCCTTTAGGGTATTTATCTTCGGACGGTCCGAAAATAGCTCAAAACGAATCACTTTTTTGGACATCGGCAGGGCAAAACGAATCAGTCGAAAACCTCGCGTGATGCGCCTGATGCGCTGCTGTGTGCGGATGACGTGATGCGATGCGCTGGCGTGATGCGTATGATGCGCAAACGCTGGGGGGTGTGCTGTGTGTGCAATGCGCTTAGGGGGATAGGTGTTTACATGCATGAATTGCGGATCTGTGCGCACAGGTCGCATATGCCCGTATGAATCGCTATTTTGGTGATTTTGTGATGTCATATCACTAGAAAAACCCTTTATTTTCAACGATTTAGCACCCCATCTCGCGCCTCGCATACGCCACGCACACGTTAAACATGGGGGCGCATGGGCCACCCACCCCTATCCCGTTACGTATATATGTACTCCTACACAGAACTGGTTTTTCAAACTAAGTGTTACACTATAACAGTACTACACTCCCTTGTTTTCCCATATAATCCCGCACATTCCCTTGTATTTCTAGTAAATAGCTAGCTTTGCTAGCACTGTATCTCACGAAATGTTTCACTTTGTTACAGTGACGCTACGTAATTATCACATTATGTTACAACTACAAAGAATTGCTTGACAAACCCCTACTTTTTGTGCATAACTACGGGGGTAAGGGGGCTTAAGTTAAACTATAAGTGTTTGGACTTAGGTATAGTATAACTACAATAGTTAAAATAAATTAGTTTAACTAAAGATATAGCTTGACACAGTGTTAAAACTACTATATAGTTATACTTAAGGTTAGTTAAACTAGAGTAGAGTTAAACTCCCTCTTAGTCTCCTCCTCACTCAAGCGTTTAAACTACTACACAGTTTAACTAACCTATACTTACCCTTAGTAATCTATGGAAGTTAGAACTCTTATAGTTAAACTATAGGGGAATCTTAACATATTTGTAGTTACATAATGAAATTAACACTTGACAGTTATGAAAAAAGACGTAAAACTATATGCAACAGATAGTGTAATTGAAGAATTTTACGAAGCATTAGCCTCTAATAACCCTCGTAGTTTACAGAAAGTACACATCCCTAAGTCTGACGTATTCTATGTACGTCAAGCTATCTATCAAGACACTGGTGTGTGGTACACATTGGATCACGTAGAGAGAGCTATGTACTTAGAGGGTCACTTAAAACATAACGAAGTGTTAGATCCAGATAGAGAGAGACCTTATGGTAGATAAACTTAAGAAAGTATGGACTTGTGCTAAGTCAAACCCTAAGACAGCTATTCTAGGTATTGTAGCTCTAGCTGTAGCACATGAAGTGTATCACTGGCTATGGTAGTTGACTTCGACATGGATGGCGATGGAGTCATCACTGAAAGTGAGATAGCACGTAAAGAGCGTATGCTTGAGATAGAGCTACGTGAAGAGAAAGCACAATCTCAGAAGCGCATGGCTTGGATAGCTATGCTTATGATGATAGGCTTCACAGGTTTGTTGTTTAGTGACATTATTAGTGAGACTCGTGTAGCAGCGTTAGCTGATCTACTGGGTCTTTTCTATATTGCACAGACAGGTATTGTAGCTGCATACATGGGTGCTACAGCTTATATGGCTGGTAAACCTATGGGTGCTAAGACTAGTAGTAAAGTGGATATGAGATAACATGGCTTCGTTTAAACTATCCCAGCGCTCTTTAGATAAACTAGATGGAGTACACCCAGATCTTGTGGCTGTAGTTAAACGTGCTATTGAGCTTACAGATGTAGACTTCGGTGTGACTTACGGAGTCAGAACTTTAGCTGAGCAGAAGGAGTTGTATAACTCTGGGCGGTCACAGACTATGAAAAGTAAGCACTTGATCCAAGGTGACGGTTATAGTCACGCTGTAGACCTTGTAGCGTACTTTGGTTCTAACGTATCGTGGGAACTGAATGTCTACGATAATATATGTGACGCTATGGCTACAGCAGCTGAAGAGCTAGAGGTTCCTATCAAATGGGGTGCAGCTTGGTCAGAGGGTGACATTCGTTACTACGATGATACAGCTGAAGATGCAATGAATGCATACATTGACTTACGTAGATCTCAAGGGCGTAGACCTTTCATAGATGCTCCGCACTTTGAAATGATGGTCTAATAGTATTATGTATGAGATACTTGACATATTTATGCAGTGGTTAGTTGCACCTATTGTAGTTACTGTTTGGTTTCTTTACAACAAGGTCAACAAGAACGAAAAAGATATTGCAGTTATTCAAGCTCAGCATGAGTCTAGAGCTATATCTCACGACAGAGAGATGAAAGAAATGAAAGAGACTATTAAGGCTATCTTTAATAAGTTAGACAGTATAGAGCAAACCCTGAGATCAAAATGAGATGGCTAGTCCTGACCCTACTATTATCTAGCTGTGGCTTAACAGGGTTACCTTTGTTTAGCGGTGGTGGTGGTCCTACAGTAAACAGTAACGCTCAGATAGGTAAAGAGAATAAGCAAGCTGTAGTTACATACGAACAAGAAGAGACTACAAGCGCTGGGCGGGACGTTATAACTACAGAGGTTCTCAAAGAAGTAGAAGCTGGTCCTGTAGATACTTTGAAGATTAACAACACGAATATACCTCCTTGGGTTTTACTTGTGTTACTACTTGGGTGGTTACTACCTACCCCTACGCAAATAGGTCGTGCTATATATTACGCTGTGACTGCACCCTTTAGGCGTAAAACATTGAAAGAGAAACTAGATGGCTACAACTAAAGACGTAGAACGTTTACCTAGTGGAAAGCTCAAGTATCGTGGTGAGACATTCCCTGGGTACAACAAACCTAAACGTACTCCTGGTGAATCTAAGAAGTCAGCTGTATTAGCTAAGAAGGGTGACCAAGTAAAGATTGTACGCTTTGGTGACCCTAACATGACTATCAAGAAAGATCAGCCAGGTCGTCGTGCTAGCTTCAGAGCTAGACATAACTGTGATACAGCAACGGATAAGTTTACGGCACGTTACTGGTCCTGTAAGGCTTGGTGATATGTGGATAGGAATACTGCTAGTTTGTTTTGATCCTATGGCACTATCGTGTAAGATCATAGCTAAGCCTGAACCGTTTTACAGTGAGCAGGCTTGCTTAGAGGAATCAGGAAAAGTAGCTACAAACATAAGACAAGGCGGTGCTTACGCTACACCACACTGTCATAAAGTAGAAGGTGGTAGCGCATAATGCCAGTACAAAAAGTAGCAGGTGGTTATCGTTGGGGTAAGACTGGTAAAGTCTACAAAACTAAAGCTGCAGCTGAACGTCAAGGTAAAGCAATCTATGCGAGTGGTTACAGCAAAGGTGGTAGCACTCCTACTCCAACTAACAAGAAGTTATACAATAGCAAGGTAGCACAAGCTAAACAAAAGTTTGACGTGTGGCCCAGCGCATACGCTTCAGCTTGGGTAGTGAAAGAGTACAAGAAAGCTGGAGGCAAGTATAGTGGCACAACAAAGAACAAGGTCACGTAGCAAACATGTATTACAAAGTCAACGTAGAGGTTTTTCTAAAGGAGGCTTAGGTAAGTGGTTTGGTGAAGAATGGACTGACGTTAAGACAGGTAAAGAATGTGGGCGCAGTTCAGCCAGTGACTCTAGTCGCCCATACCCAGCGTGTAGGCCGAAAGAAGTTGCCTCAAAAATATCCAAAAAAGAGGCACAGAAAAAGACAGGACCATCTAAAGTTAATTGGTCAACAACAGCATCAGGAAGAAAGAGAGCATAGCTATGAAATTTAAACCTTGTCCAGGGTGTAAGACTCCAGCTAAATGCGCTAAAGAAGGCTGTCAAAAACAAAAGACAGGTATGGCTGCAGGCGGTATGACAAAAAAGAAACCAGACATGATGGGCGCTGGGATGTATGGCGGCGGCATGGCTAAGAAGCGCAAAGGCTACAACAAAGGCGGTTACTGTGGTGCATCTAACCCTGCTGAGCGTCCAATGAAAACGAGTAAGTAATGGCACAGAAGTATTACCATAAGTATCAAGACGCTCTAGAAGCTAAAGGTTATCGTGTAGATGAGCACGGCTATGTGTGGGATTCTATGGGGAATCAAGCTGCAGGTGAAGACAACTACGGTAACGTACAAAGTAAAGACCCTAACGTAAACGCTATCTGTCAAGAAGCTGAGATGAGTTTAGCTACTAAAGCTAAAGCTGCAGTTAAAAAGGTAGTTAAGAAAGTAGCACCTAAAGCAAAGGCAGTGAAGAAAGATGATCTTGAGATTGTACGTGCTCGTGATGAGAATGGACATTTCATCGCTGATGATCCCTCTACACCTGATGTGAATGAAGCTTACGTAGTTAAGACTAAGAAGAAGAAATAATGACTCAGTTCAGCATTGGCAAGCCAGCACGTAGGAAGTCTGTGTGGGGTCACAACACTGGGACCACAACAGAGGACGTATATACTTGCCCTGCTAATTGTATAGCTGAAGTTACTTACATCATTGTTAATAACTCTGGCGGTAGTACGAATACTGTAAGTGTAAAGTGGTATGACTCTTCAGAGACTTACGCTTCTGGTTTTGTAGAAGGTAAAAGCTTAAATGCTGGAGACTTCTTAGAGTTTAACAACATTGATCTAGTGCTAGAGCCAGGTGATAAAATACAGCTTATACCTACTAGCGCTGGGCATATAGATAGTATAGTTACCGTAACGGAAACATTTGTTCCTGTCGGGTAACGGGTATTCCAATTTAGCAATTTTAAAAGGCCCAGTATTGTAGTATAACTATATGTACATCCATTAAAACACAAGGAGTACATATAATGGAACTAGTAATTTCTGAATCATCAAAGTGGGCCTATAACATTAAAGCTTGGTTTGTACGTGCACTAGAAGCACTAATCGAAGCTCGTCAAGCAGAGGCTAACCGCCGTATCGCTGAGATGCACCTATACCGTATGTCTGACCGTGAGTTAAACGATATTGGTATTGGACGTGGAGACATCAAGCGTATCGTAAAAGAAGGTAAATAATGTTCTATACTTGTTTGAGGAGGCAGTATGGACCCAGTTACAATCATAAGTGGGGCTACTGTCGCCTTTAACGCTCTTAAGAAAGGCTTTGCAGTAGGTAAAGATCTGCAAGACATGTCTAGCCAATTAACTAAATGGGCAGGACATATGTCTGACTTAGGACAAGCTGAGAAGCAAGTAAAGAACCCTCCCTGGTGGAAGACACTAGGAGGTTCTGTAGAAGCTGAAGCGATGGAAGTGTTTGCAGCTAAGCGTAAAGCAGAGCAAATGCGTAAAGAGCTAAAGGACTACATAAGTTTTACAATGGGTCCGTCAGCTTGGGATGAGCTTGTAGCTACCGAAGCTAAAATACGAAAGCAAAAGAAAGAGCAAGAGTATCGCAAAGCTGAGCTACAAGAAGCTATAATAACTTGGACTGTATCAGGTCTTTTATTATTAGTAGGGTTTGGTGTATTGGGGTTTATCATATATCTAACTACGTAGTTAAAAGGGACGGTAAGTATTATGCCTACGATAAGCAAGGTAGGATACTTATAATAACAAGCTACAAAAAGATTGCAGAGAATATCGACAGGAAAGCTAATGGCAAAAAATCTAACAGAAAACCAACTAAAGTTTCTCGAAGTACTATTCGATGAAGCTGGTGGTGACGTAGTTAAAGCTAAGAAGCTTGCAGGTTACAGTGACAACACGCCTACCCGTTTGATTGTTGATGCTCTTAAAGATGAGATCTTCGATGCAACTAAAACATACATGTCACGTATTGGACCTAAAGCAGCCGTAGCATTTGGTCAAGCTCTAGTTGACCCTACTGAGCTAGGCGTAAAAGAAAAGATGCATGCAGCAAAAGAAGTACTTGACCGTGCAGGTATCGTAAAAACAGAACGAGTAGAAGTGCAATCTTCAGGTGGGTTGTTTATTCTACCACCTAAAGATAGTAATGATACGGATAACTAAAGCAAAAGAACGTGAGAGCTTAGGTTACTGGATGTTGCCTAAGCCTGACTTCAAAGTAAAAAGATGGGAGCGAATCCCACGTCTAACACATCAGATACCTTTCGGGTATGAGATTGATCCTGAAGATGACGACTGGCTAAAGCCCATCTCTAAAGAATTAGAACTATTAGAGCTTGCAAAGAAACACTTAAAGCAGTATAGTTATAGAGAAGTAGCTGCTTGGTTATCTACACAGTCAGGTCGGCGTATATCTCACTCAGGGTTAAGAAAGCGTATAGATGTCGAAAGAAAACGTAAATCACTTGCTGCAATTAAACGCAAGCTTACCGAAAGGTACGAAAAAGCGCTTAAGCAGTACGAGATCCTCGAAAAAGAAAGACTCGGCTACTACACCTACGAAGAAGATAGCGGAGAAGACGCAGCCTGAAGAGTTTGTACCCGCTGAAGTTAAACCAGCAGAGTTTGACCCCATAGCTGCACAAGAGGTAGTCTTTAAGCCTAACCCAGGTCCACAGACTCAATATCTGGCTTCCTCAGAGCGTGAAGTACTTTATGGTGGGGCAGCAGGTGGCGGCAAGTCTTACGCTACTCTAGCAGACCCTCTACGTGACATGAACAACCCAGACTTCAGTGGTCTACTTGTTCGACATACAACGGAAGAACTACGTGAACTTATTCAGAAAAGCCAAGAGTTATATCCTAAAGCAATTCCTGGGATTAAATGGAGCGAACGTAAGTCTCAATGGACTACTCCCAGAGGAGGACGACTATGGATGTCCTACCTCGACAAAGACACAGACGTTATGCGCTATCAAGGGCAAGCGTTCAACTACATAGCTTTCGACGAGCTTACACAGTGGAACAGTCCTTATGCGTGGAACTACATGCGTTCACGTCTACGTAGTAGCTCTAAAGAGTTAGGTCTCTATATGAGAGCTACAACTAACCCAGGAGGCAGTGGACACTCTTGGGTAAAGAAAATGTTTATTGACCCAGCGCCTGCAGGTGAGTCATTCTGGGCTACAAATATAGAAACAGGTGAAACACTAACGTTTCCTTCTGGTCACAGTAGAGCAGGAGAACCACTATTTAAAAGAAGATTTATCCCAGCTAGTTTGTTTGACAATCCTTACTTAGCTGAGAGTGGCGACTACGAAGCAATGCTTTTGTCACTGCCAGAACACCAAAGAAAGCAGCTGCTTGAAGGTAACTGGGATATTAACGAAGGGGCAGCTTTTCCTGAGTTTAACAGAAACATACACGTGGTGGAGCCATACGATATCCCTCAGTCGTGGACTAAGTTTAGAGCTTGCGACTATGGTTACGGCTCCTTCACTGGAGTGGTCTGGATCGCTGTCAGCCCAAGTGAACAACTGGTTGTATACAGGGAACTATATTGTTCTAAAGTTACAGCTTCTGATTTAGCAGATATGATCTTGCGAGAAGAGGTTAACGATGGTACAATCAGATACGGCGTGTTGGACTCTTCTTTGTGGCACAACCGTGGAGACACTGGCCCATCCTTGGCAGAGCAGATGAACATGAAGGGTTGCAGATGGCGTCCTTCAGATCGCTCAAGAGGCTCACGTGTTTCTGGCAAGAACGAGATACACCGTCGATTACAGGTAGATGAGTTTACTGAGGAGCCAAGACTCGTATTCTTCTCTACCTGCACCAATATGATAGCGCAATTACCGTCTATACCTTTGGATAAGAAAAACCCAGAAGATGTAGATACAAATGCAGAAGACCACTTGTATGATGCTTTGCGTTATGGTATTATGACAAGACCACGTAGTTCTATATGGGATTACGATCCAGCTAAAAGTGGTCGTACTGGTTTTCAAGCTTCAGACTCAACATTCGGGTACTAAAATATGGCAGACATTGATGATCTAAACTTTGACACAGACGAAGTAGTT